TGTCGTATGATGGTTTGATATTCTATTTTCGGCTTTGTTAATTCCCGCGGAATTTTAGTCTCAAATAATGGTACAATTTGTTTATTATGATGACAGTAGAAGACTGGGCACGATTAATCCTTACAACGCTTTCAATACTTGCTATTGTCGGCGGAGGAATTCGTTGGCTCGTAAAACATTATTTAAACGAACTTAAGCCGAATTCAGGATCCAGTTTAAAAGACTCCGTTAACCGCCTAGAGGAAGACCATAAAAGGCTTGCCGACAAAGTGGATCATTTGTATGAAATATTAATTGATTTTATCGCTAATCAAAACTATAAGAAATCTAAATCTACTAAACCTTAATTACTATATATAAGATATCTTAATACCTTACTTGCTAGTTATTCTTTTTCTTTATATATTTTAAGTATACACTACTAGTACCCTGGTTTTTATACTTTTTAAAAATTGACTATAACAATTTTATAACAATTATTTTTCAATGTCTGGTTTATAACGTTTTGTTATAATATGTCCGTTTTACAATAATACAATGTTATAATTTTTATGCTGGCACCTAGATACTACCCCCCACCCCACTGCGTCTAGGTGTCCAGTTTTATTTAATGGTATAATCAATTATCATGTGTGCTCCTACAATAGAAAAATATGGCGCCTCGCCAGCAAATATTCAATGGACCGTAGTCCGTGGAGACACAGCAACCCTGCTTGTACAGTTTTTAGAAGACGATGAAGTAACACCTTTTGATTGCGATGAGTGGACTTTTAGAGCAACTGCCTATGATCCAATGGGAGATGTGTTAGATAATTTAACCGTAACTGTTGATGACAATGAAGTCACCATTACCGCTCCAGCATCAATCACTGAAGACTGGGGAACAGGGTATAAGCAAGTAGCAGCAGAATTAAGATTTGACCTTGAGGTAATTATAGAAGGTGGCAGCGGACCAAATGCAGATACCGTCTGGACACCAGTTATAGGAACTATTTGCGTTTTAAGTGATATGACCCCAGGACTATAATGCCAATCGTAAAAGTATCTCATCCTACACCTTTACTTCCGCCAGTAATAAAAATTGGCAAAAAAATATTTAAAACTAAAATAAAGTAATAGGCTTAAGTCATGGCTAAAAGCATGGACTTTCCTAAAAAGAAAAAATATCTAGAGACTATCCAAGAAGTCAAAACTACAGAATATATTGCTGTACCTGGAATTACTGGAGAAAAAGGTGATACAGGGCCACAAGGACTTCCTGGACCACAAGGACCAAAAGGTGATAAGGGTGATAGGGGTGATATAGGAAAACAAGGACCACAAGGTGAACGTGGTGAGCCAGGAAAAGCAGGGGATGGATATGACAGCCCATCTGGTCAATATCCTGGATGGGCATATTACTCAAACAAAAGCATACAAACATATAGGGCTGGTCCAGAAAGGGGAGATGATGGTTGGGTTAATTTTTTCTTAGATATTGATGAATCAAAAACTATTGAATCTTATTTGCCAAACCGATCAGTTTCTCTATTAAATAAAACAGCAAGAAACATAAATTTAAAAACCTTAAAGGTTGGTGCAAAGGTAGATATTAGATATGACTTTTCTTTAGAGACATATGTTCCGAATACAGAGGTTTGGATAAGAACTCTTTTGAGAGAAGAAGAGGTTTCTCCGATAGGCTATGTAGGATTACTTAAATATCAGTATTCATACGACATATCACATTGTCAAACCATTTTTATCAATAGCGACAAAATTAAAAACTATGGTGGTCAACCACAAATTAGGACCGACAATGAAAGTTCTTTTATATTAAAAGGCATATATATATCGGTATCATAGTGGTATAATGTTACAGGAGGAATAATGGCATTTCCAGGCACATATAATTTTAATTACTACCGTGGTGATAGGTATGAATTTGTCATCCGTCCGAAAACTGCAAACGGTGGGGCTTTTGATTTAACAGGATACAGCGCAAACTTTTTTGTTGCTAGTGCAAGAGGAGAGGGTAAAACTCAGTACGAAATGCAAGCAGTAGTTGATGGCTCTGCAGACACCGTAACTTGCACAATCCTACCAGGAGCAGGAGAAGAACTAACTGCTGGAAATTATGTTTATGATGTTCAAATAGATTCTGGTGCAACATTAGTTTATACACTTTTAACGGGGACTGTAACAGTAACAGATGATATTTCTGGAGCAGATGATTCATAATGGTTGACGTATTACTTAATACCGATGATGTTGTAGTTATAGGACCACCAGAGTCAATTGACCTATTAGTTGATATTGGACCACAAGGAATTCGTGGTAGTAAATTTATTGTTGGTTCTGGAGAGCCGAATGCACTAACAGCAAGTGGTGTTCTATTTGGTAATACTTTAATTTTAAATGATATGTATATTAATACCGCTCCAGGAGAAAATTATGGGTATATGTATCAATATATATCTCAAGCAGGTGGAAATACTTGGGTTCAGGTTTTAAAAGTAAGTCCAGCAATTTACTCTTCTGTAGAAACAATATCTTTTACATCTGGGGCTGGATCTATAACTATTCCAATATCAAACATAGTAACTGTAACTGGTTCACCACTTACCGCTTCAAACTTCAATGTTCAATTTAGAATTGAAGGAGCAAACCCAATTGCAGCATCAATGGAAATCCCTGCTTTGGCGGGGGCTGGAACAAACTTAGTTATAAACTTTGATGCCGTTCAATATAGTGGCGGTAGTTGGTCAGCACTTACTGGAAGCAAAACTGTACACCTATTTATATCTATAGTTTGATATAAAAATGGTATAATCTTTAAAGAGGTGACCCAATGGCTGTAGAAAATATAGGAAACTTAGTACCAACTAAAATTCCAGCATTAATTGATGATGCTAACATTCAAGATGCTCTAAAAGCATATCATTATGGCTCCTATGATTTTGATACCGCAGAAACAGATCCAGAAGAACTTTTAAATCCTTCTATTGCTTACACTATTAATAATTTACAAAATCAAATTGATACAAAGGCTGCCCTAGAAGTTGCAGCAAGAGATAGTTCAAGAGCAACTACAACTGCTCCTACAGCAGCAGCATTTACAGCATTTTCAGCAACCATTCCAGATGGATATATTTGGTTAGATAAAGACTCATCAGCAGGAGTTGGATATTATGCTGCAACATCAGTTTATACAACAACTGCTCCATCAACAAACTTAGCAAACGGACTAATCTGGATTAAAAAAGGTTCAAGCCCAATTGAAATGTATGTTTATAATGGCGACACTAGCACATTTGATCAGGTGGTCTAATGCCTACAGTATTTGATTCAGACGGAAAGGCAGCCTACGTATATAACGCAGCAGATGACACTTGGTATCAGGTTTCTGGAAAGACAGATATCTCTGGAACATTTGAATGGACTGGACTACACACACACCTTTCTAACTTTACAACCGCAGAAGCATCTGTTGCAAAAAAAGGAACTAACAATTTTCTCAATCCAGCAGCCAGAGATGCAGCAATTCCATCCCCTACTGCGGGTACGATATGTTTAATTAGACAAAATTCTGGGGGAACAACAATAAATGAAATACAAGTTTATATTGGCAGTACTTGGACAACAGTTCTTCCATCTCCAGTAGGACAAGCAGATAAGATCTTAAAAAGTAATGGTACAATATCTTCATGGGCAGACGCACCAGACGCTATGACCCAGGTAATATTAATGATGGGAGCATAAATGGCCGTAAAATATAAGGTATTAGGTCAAGCAAAACCTGCAGCAGCCTCAGCAACAACTTTATACACAGTTCCAACGGGTGCAGATAACTATGCAGTTGTATCTTCTTTAGTTATAAACAACATAACCTCAGATACAACCAATGTTAGGGTTGCAATACGACCTGCTGGAGCAACTCTTGAAGATAAAAATTATATTGTTTATGGAAGCGTAGTTGCTCCATTTGAAACACAAGTTTTTACAATTGGAATTACTGTAGCATCAACAGACGTAGTAACTGTGTATGATGTAGGAGGAAAATGTGCTTTTAACTTATTTGGATCGGAGAATTCATAATGGCTATTAATCAATTAAAACAAAAAAGTAGATTGCTTGCTAGGTTTGATACTAGTGGAACATTTAAAGCACCAGCAAATGTAGACGAGGTTTTTGTATCCGTACACTCAGCAACTGGTGGGGGTCAAGGTTCATCAGGTGCCCCTGGTTCCAGATATTCCCCAAGTCCTGGAACTGAGTCTGCTGGTGCCTCCGCTGGTGAAGGTCGGATTTGTAGCGCAGTAATTCAAGTTACTCCTGGCGATAGTTATACCGTTACAGTTGGAGCCCTAGGAACAGGTGGCGGTGCTGGTAGTTATATTCCTGGCCCAGGTGGATCAAATGCTGGTACCGCTGGCAATACTGGCGGAACAACAAGTTTTGGTGGAACTTTATTAGTTGTAACTGGAAGTGGCGGTGGTGGCTTAGGTTCTGCCAATTCAGCGGGATCAGGAGTTACAAGTTTAGGCACAGTAGTACCAACAACAAGTCCAGTAACATTAACTGGAACTATTGCAACTCAAGCAACAGGAGCACAAACTGCTGGTGTTGGTGGTGGCGCAGGTGGTACACCTACTGTTGGCTCTGGAACCAACGGGCAAGGCGCAATCGTCTTTGTGTATTGTTAAGGAGAAAACATGAAAAGATATGCAGTCTTAGATGAAGACAGTATTGTAGAAAATGTAATTATAGCGGACTCTATAGAAATTGCTAGAGCAGTTACCGATAAGACTTGTGTAAGAGTTACAGAAGCAACTGGAAATCCAGTAATAGGGTTGTCTTATTCAGATGGAGTATTTGAACAACCACCACAAGTAGAAATACAACCAACAGAGCCTCCAGTATAATAATTAAAATAAAATAACCCCCAAAGGAGAATATCCAATGGGGGTATTTTATTGATTAATTTTATTACTTACACGGATATTTGTTATACCATTCTTGATATCTTTTTCCATTTACGGAACTCCATGAAGACCAATCTTTTCCACCCTTAGTCATGTAAAGAGCAATTTGTGCGTTGACTACTGGGTTTAATAACTCAGCATTTGAGTCTAACTCAAACTTCTCTCTACGATCTGACCCTAACTCTCCAAGCATATTTATTTGAAACACGCCATAAGAACTATCTCCAGTTTTTACGTTACCATTAAAAGCAAGAGGACGACCATTAGACTCTGCCTTTGCAATAGCACAAGCAGATCTCAAAGTCTTTCCTTCAAACCCTACATGACGTAACATATCCACCAGTTGCTCATCAGTTAAATTATGAGCATTTTCATACTTTTCTAATTTTTTGTCTTTAGAAACCAAAAAAGCCACCTGTTGGGTGGCAGACTTCACAGACTCTCTAATTAGTAAGTTGTTTTCGTTTGTAGCCTTTGCTGTACCCACAAAAACGGTACTGCAAATAACTAACGTAAATACCCCTAGCCAAGCATTAGATTCTCTCATTGTAAATTACCTCCTAGAGAACAAATGCTACCAAGTAGGTAGCATACATTAATTATACCATTGTTTGACCTTTTAAGTCAAATACCCGCACAAAAATAAAAAATATTTTTAATTTTATTATTAGTTAGTGGTATAATGATGTAATCATGCCAGCACAATATCGCAATCCTAATGAATCTCCAATCTCGCCTCAGCCAACGGCTCCAGCAACATACAATCTTGGAAATATACCACCACTCGTAAACTGGACGGTAGTTATAGGAGATAGCGCTTCTTTTAGAATTTATGTAGAAGATGATCTTGGAAATGAATTAGATTATACAAATGATGAAAGCGGAGATATTACTGGATGGGATATAAAAGCAGATTTTAGAAGGTACTCAGACAATGTTGGAGATGATTTATTATTTACATTAACTCCATATGCAACAGAGTTTGATGATCCAGGAGAATTTACAGTAACCTTATCCCCAGCACAATCTAAACAACTGAGAACTGGTGATGTCTTTGATGTTCAACTATCTGACGCTACTCGTGTTTGGACGGTATGTCAAGGTGAAATGATTATGATAGGTGAAGTTACAGACCAGGAGTCATAATAAATGGCTACTACAACAATCAGTAATATATCAAACCCCGTTTCTATTCAAGACATAAAATCAACAAAAACCCTTTCTAATATAAAACCCTTTAACTCAACAGCCTCCAATGTTGCTTTGGGTACAGTTCTTGCTATTGCCACATTGACTAATACCGTCGCAGTTTCTGACTTAAAGCCGATACCGTCAAATTTTCAAAAAGTAGATTATGCAAAAATTATTACACCATCATCAGTTTTACCTTTTAGACTTACACTTACAAACATTGGTATTGAGGGATACGATCCAGCAAATCCCCCTGGGATTGGTATTCAAATAATTGGTTTTTCTAATTATATACTTTAACATATAATGATATAATTGCGGTATGGCAAAGATATCAACCAACAACGTTAAAGCATTATTTCAAACTGGCGATAGACCAACGCAAGAAAACTATGTAGATTTAATTGATAGTACTTCTGCTAGGTCTACCGATCTTGGTTCAGATGGCAATAACGAGTTAACAATTAATGGAATTGAAAACTCAACTGTTTTTGATAGTTTTGCATCAAGTGAGTTTAGATCAATGAAATATATGATTTCACTCAAATATGTAGCGGGCGGTGCTAACAAGTACGCCGTTACAGAATTAACGATATTGAATGACGGATCAGATGTATCTGTTAGTCAATATGGCACTATTGAAAATGATGGGAATATTGGCACCATCTCTGTTTCAAAGGCTGGAGATACAGTTTCATTAACTGTAGTTCCTGTGGGGGGAAGTACACCTATAACTCTACGCTATATGCGTATGGGATTAAAGGCCTAACCAAGGAGATAAAAGATGGCAACCGTAACAAAAGATTTTAGAGTAAAATCGGGACTGATAGTTGAGGGATCAACTGCGACCGTTAATGGAAAGAACGTAATCACAGCAGGTGTTGTAGATGCCAAAGGTGATTTAATTGTTGGTAGTGCAGATGATGCAGTAACTCGTCTTGCAGCGGGTACAAACGGATATATTCTCACTGCAAATTCCAGTGCAACAAACGGAATTGAGTGGGCAGCACCACAAGCAGTTGGTGTATTTGAATCAAGCATTTCATTTGAAGGCGCAACAGCAAATGATAATGAAACTACACTTCAAGTAACTGATCCAACCGCAGATAGAACTATTACACTTCCAGATGCAACTGGACAAGTAGTTCTTCGTGATACAACAGATACATTAACAAATAAGTCAATTGCTCTTAGTGGAAACACTGTAACAGGATCAATTGCTGATTTTAATACTGCACTAACAGATGCAGACTTTGCAACATTATCAGGTACAGAAACTCTTGCTAACAAGACTCTTACCTCACCAACTGTTTCAGGTTTGTACCTTTCAGATTCTTCAATAGTATTTGAAGGTGCAACTGCAAATGATCATGAAACAACTTTGTCAGTAACTGATCCAACTGCAGATCGTACCATTACAATTCCTGACGTAACAGGTACAATTATTACAACTGGAGATTCATCAACTGTAACAAACTCAATGCTTGCAGGATCAATTGCAAATGATAAACTTACAAACTCAGCAATTACTATTAATGGTACATCAACTTCTCTTGGAGGTTCACGTACATTAGGTTCTGATGACATTGCAGAAGGTTCAACAAATAAATACTTTACAGATGAAAGAGCACAAGATGCTATAGGAACTGTAGTTGGTAATGGTCTTGACTACGATGATGACACAGGAGCAATTTCTGTAGACCCTTCAGAATTTGCATTAAGCGCTGTAGGAGCACCAACTGGTGCAGTAAGCATGGCAACATACAAGATTACAGGTCTTGGAACACCAACAGATGCAACAGATGCAGCAACAAAAGGTTATGTTGATAATGCAGTTGTAGGTATTGACTGGAAAGCATCAGTTCGTGCAGCAACTACTGCAAACTTAGATATTTCCTCTGATCTTGAAAATGGAGACACAGTTGACGGAGTAACTCTTGCAACTGGAGATCGTGTTCTTGTAAAGAATCAATCAACTGGTTCACAAAACGGTATTTATATAGTAGCCGCTTCAGGTGCAGCATCTCGTTCAACTGACTGCGATACTGCTGCAGAACTTACAGCATCATTTGCGGTATTCGTAGAAGAAGGAACTACAAATGCTGATTCTGGATATACATTAACAAATAACGGTACAGTTACTGTAGGAACTACAGCACTAACATTTACACAATTTACTGGTCTTGGACAAGTAACTGCTGGAGACGGTCTTTCAAAGACTGGAAATACACTTAACGTAACTGCTGGAACTGGTATTAGTATTTCAGGAGATGCAGTTACTAACGATGGTGTGCTTTCAATTGCTGGTACAGCAAACCAAATTACTGCAAGTGCATCAACTGGTGCAATTACATTGTCTGGTCCACAAGACTTACACTCAGCAGCAACACCAACATTTGCAGGAGTTAACGCAGGATCTGGAAATGTTACAGCAGGATCTATTACACTTACAGATGCCCTACTTGGTACTGCTGCAGCAACAGCATCTACTTCAGCAACAGTTATTGACTCATGGTCAACATCAACTTATTCATCTGCAAAATATATTGTTCAGATGAAAAAGGGTAGCGATATTGAAGTAATTGAAGTTCTTGTTACAGTTGACGGATCAAACAATGTTTACTTAACAGAGTATGCAGATGTAATTAGCAATGCAGTCCTAGGAACGACAGATGCTGATTATAGTGGTGGAAATGTTCGTCTTTTAGTAACTGGTGCTGCATCAGACACTGTTGTTAAAGTACACAAAACATATATTGAAGCATAATTAAGATAGGGGCTAAATCATGGCAACTGTAAATAAAGACTTCAGAGTAAAGCACGGCATTAATGTAGCCGAAGGCGGAATCTTTGGATCAACAGTCACAGTTGCCACCCCTACTGAAAATACACATGCAGCAACAAAACTATATGTAGATACTGCAGTAGGATCACCAACTGTTGGAACAACACAACCAGTATCTCCAGTAAATGGAAGTTTGTGGTTTGACACTTTAACAGAACGTGTACACGTTTACTATAGTGGGCAATGGGTTGCAATTGCAACACTTGAAGATGCAGAAACATTACAAGATCACATTCACGATACTGCTATTGATGGAACTGGTTTGATTGTTAGTACGTTTATTAGTGGTGGAGCATACAACGAACCTGGAGTTTTAGTAAGTGCAGGACTATACAACACCTCAGAGTTTGAAGCAACGTTTGATGGCGGAACAGCAACAAATAATTTTAACTAATTATCTGTTATAATATAACTAAGTATAAGGAGTCATAAATGGCAACCAGAATGCAGCAACGCAGAGGTACTGCAGCGCAATGGACATCAGCAAACCCAGTATTAAATGCTGGTGAAATGGGTTGGGAATCAGACACAAATAAATTTAAAATTGGTGATGGAACAAATCACTGGGCAAACATAGATTATTTTGCCGACATTAACTCTACTGTAAATCCTGCTTTTGGTTCAAGCATTACTTTTGAAGGCGCTACAGCAAATGACTTTGAAACTACCCTTCAGGTAACAGATCCAACTGCTGATCGCACAATTACTATTCCAGATGTTACTGGTACAGTTATTACAACTGGCAATCTTTCAGACATTACAAATATTGGAGTATTTACTTCAACAATCGTAATGGAAGGTTCTACAGCAGACGATCACGAACTTACAATTTCTGCAGGTGATCCAACTGCAGATCGTACAGCAACTTTCCCAGATGCTACAGGAACAATTGTTCTTGATACTGCAACTCAAACTCTTACAAATAAAACTCTTACAATTCCAACAATTTCATCCATTATAAATGGTGCTGCTACCCTTACACTGCCAACAAGCACAGGAACAATTGCTCTTACAACAGATATTCCAGCAGGAGTTGTTACAGAAAGTGGAACACAAACACTTACAAACAAAACTTTAACAAGTCCAGTAGTTTCAGGACTTACACTTTCAGATTCTTCAATTGTTATTGAAGGCTCATCAGCAAATGATTTTGAAACAACCCTTACAGTTACAGACCCAACTGCAGACCGTACAATTACACTTCCAGATGTTACAGGAACTGTTGTTACTACTGGCAACTTATCTGCTATTACTTCTGTAGGAACTCTTGCTAGTTTAACTGTTACAGGTGATTTAACTGTAAATGGAACAACCACAACAATTAATTCAACCACCCTTACAATAGACGATAAGAACATTGTACTTGGTGATGTTGAAACACCTACAGATACAACTGCAGATGGTGGCGGTATAACATTAAAGGGCGCAACAGATAAAACCTTTAACTGGGTAGACGCTACAGACTCATGGACATCTTCAGAACACCTATTCCTTTCTGCTACTAAAGAACTTAGATTAGCAGATACAGATTCAAGCCACTATGTTGGTTTTAAATCTCCAGGAACTGTTACAGCAAATAAGGTTTGGGTACTTCCTGCAGCAGACGGAACAGCAGGACAAGCATTGTCAACAGATGGCTCTGGAAACTTATCTTGGGCAACATCAGGTGGCGGAGCAGCATTTAGCGAATTTATGCTAATTGGTGCATAGTACTTATTTAAAATAAAAGTACTAACTTAATTTTTTATTAACACTTTTTAAAAATTAAAGCACTAACTCTAAACTAAAGATTTACACGCCTTAAACAAGCGTGTTTTTCTTTTTAAACTTATGATATACTTAACACTACTTTATAATTCTTAAAGTACTTATCATATTTTTTATTAGAAAGTTGGAAATTTTATGTCAGATACCTTTTCTTTTCGTTTACTAGAAGACTTCGTAGCAAAATACAAAGACACTCCACCCCCATTTGGATTTTCAGATGCTGGATCAAACTCTCTTGGCGAGGTAACCTTTATACGCACTTATTCACGTATGAAAGAAGACGGTACAAAAGAAAGATGGTATGAGGTTTGTAAACGTGTAATTGAAGGTATGTATTCAGTTCAAAAAAACCATGCTAAAGAAAATCGTTTACCTTGGAATGATAACAAGGCTCAAAAGTCTGCTCAAGAAGCCTTTCAAAGAATGTTTGAATTAAAGTGGACCCCACCAGGTCGTGGCCTATGGGCATTTGGAACCCCTATGACTATGGATAAACGCAACTCTGCTGCCTTGCAAAACTGTGCAATGGTATCTACTCGTGATATTGATCGTAATGATCCAGGAGCCTTGTTCGCATGGGTTATGGATGCATTAATGTTGGGTATAGGCGTAGGCTTTGATACTCTAGGACAAGAAAAAGAAATGTTAATTTATGCTCCAACAGAACCACCCTCAATATATGAAATTCCTGATACTAGAGAAGGATGGGTTGAGTCTGTAAGATTATTAATAAATTCATATCTTCGTCCAAACCAGCCTATACAGCAGTTTGAATATAGCCTTATTAGACCTTTGGGGGCACCTATTAAAGGTTTTGGCGGGGTAGCCAGTGGTCCAGGACCATTAATGGATTTACATAACCGAATTACAAAGATTGTGGGATCTAGAGCAGGAGACAAGTTTGATTCTCGTGCAATTGTGGATATTATTAATCTTATCGGTACCTGCGTTGTTTCTGGTAATGTTCGTCGTTCTGCTACCCTCGCTTTAGGAAGTGCAGAAGACAAAGATTTTAGTAATTTAAAAAATGCAGAAGTTTTCCCAGAGCGTAATTCTTATGATCCAAAAAATCCAGGATGGGCTTGGATGTCTAACAACTCTATTGCTGCAGAGGTTGGAACAAACTATGAAGATTATGTTGACTTAATTGCAGACAATGGAGAACCAGGATTTATTTGGCTTGATGTTGCTCGTAATTATGGAAGACTTGCAGATGCACCAGATGGAAAAGATTATCGTGTAATGGGTTTTAATCCATGTGCAGAGCAACCACTAGAATCATACGAACTGTGTACGCTAGTAGAAGTTCATTTAAATCGTCATGAAGATAAAGAAGATTTTCTTCGTACATTAAAATTTGCATATTTATATGGAAAGACTGTAACCCTGATGCCAACACATTGGCAAACCACAAATGGCATTATGCAACGTAATCGTCGTATTGGGACATCTTTAACTGGTATTGCATCTTTTGCAGATACAAAGGGTATGCCAGCAGTTCGTGAATGGATGGACGAAGGGTATAAAAAAATTAAAGCATATGATCATTCATACTCAGAATGGTTGTGTGTACGTGAATCAATTCGTGTAACTACCGTCAAACCTTCAGGCTCTGTGTCACTACTATCTGGTGCAACACCAGGAGTTCATTGGGGTCCAGGAGGAGCATTTTATCTACGTGCTATAAGGTTTGGAAATACAGACCCAATGCTTCATTTATTTAAAGCAGCAGGGTATAAAGTTGAAGCAGACCTAGTCTCTGC